AAGTCGTTCGACTTGAGCAGCGAGTATAGCTGCCCGTTGAGGGCGACCAGCGTGTCGCTGTCGACCGACACCGGCTGTCTACCTTTGAGTCGCAGCGCGCCGCCAGCGTCTAGCCCAACGTCCCCCAGCGACGTCTTCAACGCGAAGCCAGCCTGCGCCAGCGCATTGGCGCCATCGGCCGCGTCGCCGATATCGACTTGCCAGTCGCCGTTGATGACCTTGGTGGACAGTGCAACGTTCCCCGGCTTGGCCTCTTCCGCGGGTCCGCCGACCACGATGTCGGTTCGCGCGCCGCCGACATTGATGGTCTGGTCGTGGTTGACGAAGCGAGCCTCGTCATTGCCGATCGACGTCGTCTGGTCGGTGCCAACGTTTTCGCGCTGGGACTTTCCTACGCGAACCTCGCGTCCGCCGCTGATGGTCAATTGATCGTCGCGAGCCACGGTGACCGTGTGGCTCCCGGCGATGTCTTGCCGCGTCTCAGCGTCGCCGTGCGGACCGGACGAGATGTCGACCCCTCCATCGCCGAAGATCTCGACTCTCCCATCGGGACCGACGTGCAGCTTGAACAGCGTCTTGCCGAGCGGGTCGGTGATTTGGAAATCGAGGACGTCGCCAGTCGCGCCAAGGTCGAGACGGATCGTCCAATGCTCCTCGTCTAGTCCCGTTTGCGCAGACTGGCTCGTGCCCGCGCGCAGGATGAAAGATGTCCTGCCTTGATCATTCTCCACATGCCAGTACCCGAAGTCGGTCACTGTGGCCAAGCGCTGCGCCACCGTTTGGAGCAGGCCCGAGGCGCCGAGCGAACGCACGAGCGCTGCCGGCGAGCCGAGTTGGGTGATGCCACCCTCTAGGACCGCGATGCCGTTACCGAGAGTGCCGACACGCGCCCAGTCACCTTGGGTCATGTCGGTTGGCGCAAACGGTGAACGGTAGTTGCTCGATCCCTCGGTCGGCTGCAACGGATTGTCGTCGCCGACGCCGTCCACGCCCGTCAAACTGGGGGCTGCGATCGCGGCCTGGGGCGGACCCACGAAATCGATCACGCCGACAATGACCGGCCAACCGAGATCATGCGAAACGACGACCGTCGTGCCAGTCGGGAGGTGTTCGAACACGCGCGGGCCGAATTTGATCTGAGGAACGTCTCTTAGGGGGCGGCCGTTATGAGTTCGCAAGACAGCCGTATGTGTTGCCGAGTTGAAGGCGACCACGTCGGCGAGCTCCCAGGGCGTGTTTGCCCCACGCTTGAGGGCTCCGGCGCCGATGAGTTGGTCGCGAGGAGCCGCAGCAACCGGATCACGTCCTGACATCGTGCTACAGGTCCGTAACGCCGGGTGCGCCGACGTTGTCGTCGTTGGAGAGCTGCACGTCCGCCGGCGTGTTATCGATGAAGCCGAGCATCTGGTCGATGTCCGTCTTCTGGATACCGTTGCCCGAGGCGTGGGGCCGGATACCCGCGGGCGAGTCAGCGCCAAAGGGCAAGAGACGATCGGCGAGGCCCGAGACGTTCTCGAGGATGAGGTTTTGGCCCGCGTTCCAGCCGATCGCGTAGGACGTGATCATCGAGAGCTCGGCGTAGAAGCCGCCCACCCAGCCATGCGTCTTGTCGCGGAAAACCGGGCCCCATCCGAACGGAATCAGAAAGAGCTCAGAGTCGAGGTTGATGAAGTACTGCGAGTTCGATGGATCGCTGGCGGGGTCGTCGAATTGCGAGGGGTCGATGCCGCCGGCGACGGCGTTGTGATAGAGGACGCGGAGGTGGTTGCGGCCGTTGACGAAGAGCCGTCCCATTGTCCATTGCGTTTGCGATTTGCCGGAGACGTAGAAGCTGCGGCCCGACCCGATGGCCATCATCGGCTGCGTTGGCTTCGTCGACGTGACACTGACCGCTTGGAGCATGCCGATCGCTAGGAGCGACGTTGCGCCGCCCTGCTTCAGCGCGCTCTTGCGTGCCGGTCCAGCAAAGACGAGCGTGTCGTCGGGATGCGCGGCCGAATACGCCGCGTTGTCCATGATTCGCTCGACGTAGCTCTCTTGAAATGCCCAGGTATCGAATCCCTTGACGACGCCAATCGCCATCGTTCGCTCCACTCCATCCGGCGTCGCAGCGCGAGGCCGAATGCGTTCGGCGAAATGATGGGTAATTCGAAGGGACGTCCGGCTCGTCGAGAGCGCGTGGCACTATCGGCCGACGCCAGCTTGGAATCCCTTGGTCGCGCCGACGGTGCCCGCCACACCCGCCAGAAGGTGTGAGAGCGGGATGTTCGCGACCGGAACGTTTACGTCCTTGCCGAGTGCATGGGCGAGGAGCTTTCCCACGCCAAGACCGCCGGCGCCGGCGGCGATTCCTCCGAGCGACTGGCCGAGAGTCCCCGCCAGTGCGCCTCGCCAGCCCTTCTCGCGGTAGCCCTGAATGGGCGCGTACACGGGTGCCTCGCCGAGAATCATGTCGAGGCCGCGGTCATGCTCAGCCGTCTTCTCCTCAGCGTTGAGCGCAGGCTGGAGGAAGCGCGCCCCCCTCAGGGCCCACGCCGGAATGTCCTGCGCCGTCGAATCGATCTGGTAAGGAGCCCCCGCCGGCGGTGCGCTTTCCGAGGAAAGCGCCTGCGGAACGATCTCGTCGCCGACATAGCGACCGAGCGAGCCGCCGGCGATCGCACCGAGCAGCTCGCCAGCGATGGGGCTCGAGCGCAGGAACTTGGGGCCATAGGTGCGGCCGGCGAAGCCGCCGAGGATCGGACCCGCGACCTGCGGCACGATCGTCGCCAGGCTTGCCGACTTCTGCCGGAAGCGCGCCAGCTGCTTGGCGATGTTGTCTGCGAGCGGCGTCATCACCCGACGGGGCTGCCGGTGAGCTTCTGCCCTGCCATTGCACCCGCGGTGCTGGCCGCAGCGTCGAAGAGGTTGCCCTTGAGCCCGGTGCCGATCGCCTTGGCCGCCATCGGCGCCACTCGGCCCATGGCACCGCGGGCCAGCGCTGGCCCGGCAATGCTGCCGATGAGGGGTGCGACCGCGCCGAGAAAGCCAACCTTGAAGCGCTCGAGCGCAGCCGTCCGGCCCCCGGCATACGCGTCCGCCAGCGCCGAGCGTTGCGCGGCGCCGAGCGCTGCGACCTTCTCTTCGGTGCCGTTGTTCTCTCGGCGCTCGACCCGAGCCCCGGCTCTTTCGGCGCCGCTGATGAGGTCTGCGATGATCTTGTCGACGTCCATCAGGCCACCAAGTGAAGCTCGATTACGTTGAGGGGAACCGGCAAACCGATCGCGAGATGCGAAACGGCCCGGTCAGCTGAGATTGGCGAGACACCGAGGTCGAGGATGCTGAAGGACTTGAGCGGCGCGCCGATCTTGGCCAGCACGCGCAACTTCAGCGTTTCGCCCCCGATGTTGAGCGCGCCACGTATTAGCGTCAGGGTTTCCTGCGTCAGGTTGTAGCCGTGGAGAAAGTCCTCGAGGATGCCGACGAAGAAGAGCGCGACGAAGTCGAAGTTCTTGACCACGCTGAACTCGCCCGTCTCGAGGGCGGAGACATCGGTCGTGAGTTGGTGGATACTGAACGGCAGCGATTGCGGCGTTTGCTGGGCGAAGACGTACCAGCCGCCCTCGGACAACTCCGTGAGCTGCGTGTCGTTGAAATAGGTGTTCGCGTCGTAGATCTGCGAGATGCCCGCGATCCCCAAGAAGGTGAAACCCTGCTGCGACGGGAGTCCTGCCGTCATACCGCCAACGGCGCACGCCAGGTAATAGCCGGGCTGACCGGCGCCACCCACGACACCCGCGACGTCGCATTTGTCTGGCCAGACCAGGACGCAGCGTCGGCTCGAGAATGACTGCGCCAGCGCCACCAGATTCGTGACCTGCTGATCCTTCGAGAGCTTGCGGACGACCTGGTAATTGAGCGTCGCCGCCGGGGGAATGAGGCCACCGCCGGTTCTCTGGGCTCCGTGTGGGAGCTCGTTTTCGACGATGGCGGTGTCGGGCCCGTTGTTGACGATGAGAAGGCGGTTCTCGCTGAGCACCTGCGCGATCACGAACTGGGCAAGTGCGCCCGTGAACAGCGCGGTCGTCGGATCGACCGGCAACTGCAGAAGGTCGCCCGGAATGACTCCTGACGAGACGAACGTGCCGCTCTGGTCGACGAGCTGCAGATACAGGTTGCCCTTGCCAGCCGAAACGAGGCCGGTGACTGCGGTGGTATTGATTCGGACGGTGCCCGATGGGGTCACGACTCGGAGCGTGGCGTTCGCAGTCTCGGCAGCGGGAAGGGGCGTCGACGGGTCAAGCTCAAGCGCGGTGGCGCTCAGGACCTGCGCCACCGTATAGGTGCCGTTGCGCGACGTCGCTCCAGCATCGAGCGTGATCGTCAGCTGATCACCCGGACGCACACCGCTGCCGACGAAGTCCACCCCTGGCGCCGTCAGCGCCGTCAGGAGCGCCGGAGTGGGTGCCGTACCGGGCACGGCTGTCGCCTGGCCGGTGGCCTGCGGTTGCACCAGCGTCTGGAAGATGGGCAACTGGCCCGATCCGATGACGGCGCGAAAACGTTGCGGGCGACCGTGGACCTCGTCGGGTTGCGCGCGGCCGACGTTGTCGGTGTTCCAGAGGGCGATGACCGCCGGGTCGGCGATCAGCGGGATGATGGCATAGACGTCGTCCCGCGAGGCGATGTTGTCGCGGACAGCCGCGTGACCGAGGAGGTCATTGGACGAGACGCCGAAGTATTGAACTCGCGTGGTCGTGTTCTGCAGCGCCACGAACGCGCCTACAGCGAGCGGGTTGCGCGCGTCGATACGCCCGATGTTGGTGGTGATGTCCTTTTCCGAGGAAACCGTACCGGGCTGCTGGAGGTCCTGTCGCAGCGATCGATAGGCAAGGAAAACGTTCGCGAACGAGACGGTCTTCTGCCCCTGCGTCGGGACCGCGAGCGCAATGCCTGCGTTGATGGAGACTTGGTTGCCGCTGATGCCGAGGTTGGTTCCAGGTCCTTTCTGCACCAGCTGATCGTTCAGCTGTCGCTCGACGCGCCACGACTGATTGGCGCCCGGCGTGAAGCCCGACGATGGAATGTCCTGCGTAAAGTGGAGCTGCGTCGGCGAGTCGACGGTGGCAATCGTGCGCGCGATCGTATTCGTGCCGTCCGAGATGAGTATCCGATCGCCGGGCAACACCCGGGACGGTCCCGTCGTGAAGTCGACGCCGGCGTCAGCTTGGGTAAATTGGTTCGGGGTGGTCGCCGACGTCGTGCCCGCCGCGCCCTTGGCGATGATGACACGTGCGTTGTCGAACCAGAGCTGGACGCTCGATGCGTCGACGAGCGCGCCAGACGCATTGTTGGGCAAATCCGCGACGACGATGACGCCAGGACCCGTTGGCGTAAGCGTGCCGACGGGGGCCTCGAGCTGGCCATAGTTAGCGCCGAGCTGGATGCTCGTCTTGTCGGCCGGCGTCGTCGTTCCAGGCTGGAAGTAGTCCTGAATCCAATAGGCGGGACCGACGACGAGGCAATTGAGATCGGGCGTTGTTGGTTCGACAGTTGGAGTGGCCAGCTCCTGGAAGACCAAAATGACCGGGCGAATCAGCGCCATCTCTCCGTCTCCGATTCATTCGGAGACGCGTCCTAGAAGCGGCGCCTGACTCCGAATGGTTCGGGCGAATGATGGGTGAATAAGAAGCGAGCCCCGGACTGGGAGACTCAGTTACCGAAGAGCGCGATCTGCTCGAAGTACGTCGTCGCCGTGGAAGCTCCCGACGCTTCGACGGTCGTGATGATCTGCTGCAGAAGTGGTGCGGTGGGTGTGTTGGTCCACCGGAAGTTGTATTGCACGTCGAAGGTCACCGGCGTGACCCACTCGTCTTTGTCTCTCTGAAACGGCTGGGTGCGGCCGATGCTGACCGGGGTCATCTCGTGAAGCCCGAACTTGGCTTGGATGAGGTCGCTCGATGCGTGGAGGAAGACGTGCACCAGGTCGCCGATGATCGCGCTCTCGCCTTTTTTTGCCGCCAGGCACTCGATGAGGATCGGGACAGTCTCGAGCGCCCAGAAACCCTTCTTTCCGCTCGTGAGTTGTTGCCCGACGAAGTCACCGATGACGGTGCGGCCGACGGTCTGCTCGTCGCGATCGATAAAAATCGCCGGGCGGAAGTTGCGTACCTGCGAGTCTTCGTTGAAAGCGCTCTCGATCGCGATCTTCGTTCTCTTGATGTCGTTGTCCCAGACCCAGGGAAGTTGGTTTTCCTGCGTAAAACGTTTGCGGACGATCTCTACGAAGAGGCCGATAACCGCAAGTCCCGAACCAGGGCGAATGGTTGCAATCTGCGGCTGCTCGGGCCGTGGCACGAGCTCCGGGGCAGGAACAAACTGCGGCTGTTTCAACCCGCCCTGCGACATGATCAGTGCAAGGGTGGTTCAGTACAACGGTGGCGTGGTGTTTGGGTCCACAGGAACGTCGTATTCGGTTGCCCCACGCGCCAGGAGCGCGGCGGTGATCGTCTGGTGGACGAGCACCGTCTTGAGCTCCGTCATCGCGACCATGCGAATCAGAAACCGATCGTTGCGTCGTACGTCGACGAGGAGGTCGTCCGGCTCGAGATGCGGGTAATCGAGGACGATGAACGTGACGAGCTTCAGCTCGCTCTTGCCCTTGGCCGACATCTGCGTCTGGACCGGCGCCGACGAGCGCCGTCCACGAATGAGCACTGGAGCCCAGTAGCCGCCCTCGAAGGTGGTGCCGAAACAGGCGCTGCAGTGTTCCATCGTGCCTTCGCGTAGGCCCGGGTCATAGCAGTCACGGCAGCGGGTTCCCCAATGCCGACGCTTGAGTGCCACGATGGGAATCCCGTTGAGGTGCTTGAACGCGATCGACTCGTCGTAGAGGATCTTGCGCTTCAGAAGTCGCGTCTGCCGATCGAAGCCGGGCTCGACGGGCGTCGGTGCACTGGAAAATGCGTTCGCCGGCCCCGACGGCGGCGTCACCGTCACCCGATAGTAAACTTCTCGAGCCAGCGAGAAGAATTGCAAGCCCTCGCGGAGGTCCGTCGGTAGAGGCGGTGGCGGCAGGTTGAAGTGGTTGTCGAGAAACTGGTAGGCATCCGCGAGCGAGAGGGCGACGGGTTCCCACGGACCCTTGGGTGCGCCGGCGCGGAACAGATCGACGAAGTGAGTCCCCGATTCCTCGGGAAAGATGTCCCACTGCAAGAAGACGGCGCTTGGATAGAGAGCCGTAGTTCTGGTGATCTCGACGCTAGCCAAGGGCCGCGGGTCCGTTGGCGGGCTGCGAGCCGCCTTCGATGCATGTGGAATCAGCAGCGTTGTCCACCTGGTCGAACGCGCGCGTGATCCGCTGCAGCCCCTCATCCCCCCAAGCGACCGGCGGCGACTTCACCGTGAGACGCTCTTCGTAGGGATTTACGCTGGGGCCGCGCCGCTCAAACAGGCTGTGCCCTTCCGCGCCTGGTAGCTGCCAGTCGGCGCGCTTGTTGTCGAGCGCGCCCGTCGCGTTGACCCACTCGTCGGCCGGCGCCGCAATGCCGAGGTGGCGGAACAGGTCGGCAAAGCCTGTCGCGGCTTGCTCGTCAGCGGGGCGGCCATCGCGCGCACGCGCCAGCGCACTATCCGCCGTTGTCGCCGAGTGGTAGTGCGGGCTGGTCGACGGCCCATCGCCGCTCTCGGAATCGTCGCCGTGCATGCCGAGGTTGAAATCGGCTTGTTTCAGCGGCATCCCGCGCGGCGGCGTATGCTCGGGCTTGGGGCACGGCCCGTAGTGCCTGTCGCGCCGGCAGGTCGTGCACAGCTCGGCTGCAGCCCGTTTCGCGGCGGGGCTGACACGTCCCTCGCTCTGCGACTGGATCCCGAAGATCTGTTGGACCGTTTGCGGATTGGTGGGCGCCTGGAGCTGCGCAAGGCCCTCGGGCGCGAGACTCGGCCGTGATCGCTCCGCCGATAGCAGGGTACTTCCCCGCACGGTCGGATGCGTGGGCGCAGGCTCGGGCGCCGCCAGCTTGAACCGAGCGTAGGCGGCGCGGCGGCCGACGTCGCGCGCGTAGGCGAACAGGGTCACGGCGACACCGCCGCTGGCTCCGGCATAGACGACGTGGCGAAGAAGTCCTCGTTCTGTTGGAACGCGCGATCGATGGTGCTTCGCTGCCGGCGGCCCTCGTCGGCGGGCTCGCCGCGCACGGCCCCGCTGGCGCTGTCGTAGCCCGGGGTCATCATGCCGATGCCCACGTTGGCGGCAACCTTGGCCGCCTGCATGCCAAGCGTCAGCGGGCTCGGAATCGCCGAGGCATCGCCATCGAGCTTGAGCGACGGCATCCCCAGAGTCGGAACGCGGCCGGGCCCAGGCAGGCGCGGCGCTTTGACCGGCGTCTGGATACCGACGGACGCAAGCGACGGCTGGGCAACACCGTGCTTGTCGAGCGCGGCCTTGGCGCCGCGTTCGTAAGCCTGGCGCAGCACGGCGCTCGTCAGCCGAGCTTGGCTTTCAGCTTGGCGAACACGTTGTCGACGGTGGTGTCCGCCGCCGTCTTCTCGGGCTCGATGAGTCCGAGGGTTGCGACGTCGCGCTGGACGTCGTCGATCGACGCGTAGCCCGCCTTGAGAAGGGCCTGCTTTACACCGTACTCGTGCGCGGTTTGCAAATGGGTCTTGGACATTGTGAGCTCCTTCAGCCGATCACTTCCTGTCCGAATTCACCCGTCGCGCCCGGCGCCAGCTTGTCGTACTCGCTCAGGTTCCACAGGAAGTCGGTCCCGTAGTCTTTGCCGTGGCTGCGCGTCGTGAACTGGTAGTCACTTCCCAATTGTGGGTTACTGCCGCGACGCAGTGGGTATTCGTTCAGCCGCGGCCCGTGGCTTTGCTCTTCGCCGCTCGGTGCAACGCCGTAATCGGCGCCGAGCGTGCCGTCGGCGAGCTTGAAGCGCCGGAGCGCGGCCGAGAAGCCAGCGTCAAAAGCGGACTGGAACATGCGCATAGTCCTTTGTTCCCTTCGCGCTGTTGCAACGCTTGCAGATGGGACGCTGATTCGCAGGCCAAGCCGTGCCGCCACGCGCCAGCGGGATCACGTGATCTACTGCTTCATACGGCCTGCCGCAGAGCCAGCATGCAGAGCCAAAGAGCTCAATGCGAGCCGCTATCTGGTCGACGGTTGAATAACCCGCCGCGTTGCGAAGACGTTCGCGCCGCCTGTGCTCATGAAAGCGCACTCGGAGCGGATTGGTGCGCTTCCATTCTCGGTGCGTAGATGCGACCCGTTCGGGATTCGCTGCGCGCCATTCTCGAGTCGCTTCGAGAAGCACCTCCTTGTTTTCTTGATACCTACATCGAGTGTACGACCGCACCTTGTCTTTGTTGCGGCTGCGGTAGTCAGCGCGGCGTCGAAGCTCCACATCCTTGTTCAGCTGGTATCGGACGCAGGCTTTCTCTCGCTCGGCGTCAGCGTTCATGGCCCGCCAGCGGCGTTTCCCCGCAAGTACACGCTCCTTATTCTGTTGTGCCCACTCCATAACGCGGTCATCCATGCAAGGCTTGCAGTAGCCGGAAAGACCGTCAGCTCGTGAACGGTTCTTGTAGAAAGCACTCTCCGGCTTCTGCGTTCGGCACGCGCGACACAGCTTCATGACACGCGGAATGGTGGGTGATTCGACCCAGACTATTGGTGGAACCTCGAGGTATTGCGATAGCCGCTCGAAAGGCTCGTGTAGCAGCCTTCCATGTTAGCCTGACTCTTCATGCCCCTCACGAGTTCATCCCATTCGGCTTTGAGCTGCTGTGCGAGCTGGGCGTAGGCAGCCGCTTTGTCAGAGATGCCAATGGGAGCGATGTCTGAATCGGAATACGTGGCCTGGTTTCGGATCTGGAGAAACGACTCCGAGTTGAGAAGGAACCTCACCGTTCCGATGAGCAAGACGTACCTATTCGGAAAGCTCGACGGCGTGAAGGTCGACTGCGGGGTGACCGCGTTGAACGCTTCGGTCGCCATCTCCGCCGCGATGTTCAGCTCGTCGTCGGTGAATTGAGCATCATCGAGGAGGATGTTTCGGTCCGCTCGATCGCGCATGAACATGCGCACCTGGTCTCTCGAGATGACGACAGGGGTAGTCGGCGTTCCAACGACGGGCATCGCTGTTCTCTCCTCACCGGATATACGTGCGCTCGATCGATGCGACGGCCTGCGCAATCTGCGAAGCGCCGCCTGCCGTCGTGATCAGCTGCAGTGCCTGACCCGGCAACAGCACCACCTTGAACTGCGACTCGTCGAGGCGGACGAATTGAACGCCGGCCTGCGACTCAACGAGGATGCGTTCACCCGCCAAGATCTGCGGGTTCGTCGGGTCTGGCGACGCTGGGTCCAGATTTACCAAGTAAAGGCTCATGTCCCCAGAACCGCCGAGGTCAACGTGGAATTGCCCGCAGACGATCGCCTCACTCGCATTCCAGAAGAAAAGCCCCCCGTTGCCGGTCTCGGGATATTTGTAGACAGCACCGACGAGAGCGCTGTCGGCCGTGACGCCGCCTTGCTGCGGGACAGTGCCGTCGAAGCTCCCACCGCTGGCAATACGCTGTTGAATGGCTGTCGAGTAGCTCGCCGGAGTTCTCTTGGTCAGCGCCATCTCGATTTCCTCAGGCAACCACCGTGGCCGTATCGGGCCCATAGGTGTTCGATTGAAAGAACTGCACCACGTAAGTGAAACCGGGCGACACGAGGATTGGGTTCACCCATCGTCCGCTCGCGTCGGTGATCGTGGTGCCGATAGGGTTGGCAAGCCGACCGGCGGTGTAATCGGCTTGCAAGTAGACGCGCACCTGGGCGCCTGCGATGGGCGAGCCGCCCGGCGTCATGTAGCGCAAGGCGTCCGGCAGCTCGTAGTTGTGGTCGAGCTTGACCGTGTTCGGAAAGACAGGCGGCGGCGGCACGACGGTGTCACCACCGAGCGTGACGAGCGCCGGGCTCCAGTCGATCGCAGTGAACACCGATGCGTCGGCGCGCGTGATGCGCACCTGATAGAAATACGCTTGTGGCACGAGGCCACTCGTGTCCGCCGGGACGAAGAAGAGTCGTGCTTGGTTGCCGCCGAGCCGCTTAATTTCGAGCGGCGAATCCGTTGACTTGTAGACCGGATTCTGCGGATTCGTCGGATCGAACCGCAACAGAAACTCGACCTTGTCGGTTGCCAGGTCTTCGGGATTGCCGTCCTGATCGGTGACGGTCAAATCGTAGCTCTGATTGGTTCCCTGAACGAGCTGGAGCAGCGGCCCAGTGGCCATGTCAGGCCTCGCTCTTGGCGGTCGGCTCGATCTTGGCCGTCAGCGTCCGCGGCGACGAAACGCGCACAGCGAGCTCACCGGATGGCGTCGGGACTAGGCTGCCCGTCAGCGTGACCGGCGACGGCATGAGGCGGCCGATCAACGCAATGACCGGCGCTGCCATGCTATCGACGCTTCCGCCCACGGCCCTCGGCGGCGGGCGGAGCTCCCGACGCGTCATTCACTGCTGCTTCGGTGGCGACAGGCGCCGCGTCGCTCGTCGGCGCCGGCTCGACGATGAGCATGTCCGCCTCCGCCACCGGCGACGCACCCGCTTGGGCAGCGTCTGCGAGCTCCACTTGCGGCATCACCTGGGGCGGCGGGAGGTCGCTTGTCGCATCATTGCGCTCATTCGCGGATAACTCGATGTGCGGAACGTCTGGTGCCACGACGCTGGGCGAATCGGGATCGGGGCTGCGCAGGCGTCGCACCCAACGGGCACCGACGAATCGCTGGACGTGGGTGTGCTCGGCCACCTCGGCATGGACTTCCTTGGAAGAGCCATCCATGCCTTTGGGCTGCAGGACCAGCCGTCTTCCTTGAACGTCGGTCAGCGGCGAGAGGTCGACGATTCCCGGCCAGTTGTTGACGATGTGCTCGGTTCGATTCATCGCCTGTCATTCCTCCTTGATGTCGATACCGGCGGCGGCCATTTCGTCGAGCAAGGCACGGTTGCGGGCGACGGCAACCTGGTCGATGCAGCAGCAGCCGCTGAGCGCGTGAACCGTTACCCGAATACGTAGCTCGCCGAGTCTGCCCTTGCCGGGTCCTTGTTTGAGGGCGACCGACTTCAGAAAGCCGACCGGCTCGCCCTTCCAGGTCAGGACCGTGCGTGCGGGGTCGCTCGGCTCGGCAAAGATCGCCAGCCGCAGATCGAATCTCTCTTCCTCAGTGCTCACCGGCTGTCTCTCGGACTCAGTTCGGCAAGAAGTCGATGCGCTGCATCGCCTTGTCGTTGCCGAAACCGATACCCGGGGCTGCGTAGCTCCAGAACTCGATGAGGTCCGCGATCTGCTGGATGTACAACGTGGCGTCCTGGAGCAGGAAGAAGCACCCGAGGTAATTTTGCGGCGCAAAGACATACGCCGAGCGGCGCGTATTGTCGGTGCCGTCGACGATTTCCTTCTTGATCGTCGAGACGACGGGGATGCCCCACAGCTTCTCTTCGGCCTCGATGCCCATGTCGTAGTGCCGCGACGCCACGTCGTTGCCGACGGACGTGGCCGGCAGGTCCAGCGCCTCGTAATAGAGGCTCTTGGTCATGAGGATCTTGCCGATGGGCTGGCGGCGATTGACCATCGCCTGAAAGCCCACCTTGAAAGCCGACGAGCTAAACGTTCCGGGCGCAACGATCTGTCCCGGATTAAGCGCGAGGATCGCATTCACGGTGCCCGTGAACTTCCCGTCCTCTTGATCCGACATATCCTTGACGGAGTTGTCGCTCAAGATTTTCCTGATGTCGTTCTGATAGGTCATCAGGTTGAATTTCGACGCCCGGAAACGCTGCGACTCGGTCTTGCCGAAGTACACCGCGAAGCGCGGCCCTCGGAACCACGTTTGCGGCCCCGTCCCCAAGAACGGAACGAACGTGGCGACGGAGTCTGGCTCTTTCTCCACGATCTTTTTGGGCTGATCCGTGTTCTCGTCGCGATCGATCTCGTCGTCGCCGAGCATGACCGGCTCGATGATTTCCCGCGCGAACGATTCTTGACGGAGCTTCTGGCGAATGAACGCGG